ATCGATCCCTTTGGATGCTCTTCTTTTAACTTCGTCAACGATGGAGTTCTTGATCTTGATTTGGATTTCTGGGTCACAAGCCAATTCTTTAATAACTTCTTTGTCTTGCAACAGTAATGTAAATTTGTTCATATTTTAATATTAAAGGGTTATTGTTCTACATTCTGTATCAGGGTGCATTCCGCTCTCGTGAGGCACAATGTCAGTCGCAACGGGGTATTCTTGTCGGGTTGCGTGATGAGTGGATACGGCATGGCTACATTGTTTTTAGGTGTCGTTTACAGTCGTTGAAAAAAGCTCTCACGATAAGCCTCTCACGGCTCTGTGCCCGCTCGTAGGCTTCGGGAGTGTCTATGCGTCGGGCACGGAGCGTATTCTTGTGAGAGATTCGTTGGTACTTGCGCTGAAGGTCGTCGTAGGTCATGCTGCTTTTTCTTCTTTCAGTCGTCTCAGCTCTTCGGCTACGGCATAGAACTTCTGCTTCCAGTAGTTCACGTTTTCTTCCTTGGAGGGATAGACTATCTGGCTTCTGATGGATTCACGCTCTATCGAGTACTTGGTGACAATTCTACGGAATTCCTGGTCACGCTTGTCGAGTAGTCGGCGGAACTCGTCCTTATACCATCGGCGGACTTCTTGCAGTTGTTCGTAATATCCGGAGAGTACAGCCGATGCAGCCTTTTGAGCCAGTGCCTTTTCTCTCCATTCGGGCTTGCCTTTTGCCATGAAAACATCGTCCTTGGCTTCTACCAATCGTTGCTGAGCTTCGTTGATATGTGCCGTTATGCGTGCGATGGCATGTCGTTGGTCGAAGTCCAGTTTCTTACGGTCGGCTTCATAGCGTTTTTCTACTTCGGTTTTTTCATCGGCTTGTCTGCGCTTCAAGATGGAGCACAAGCCTTCAGCTTCATATTGTGTCATAATAGTAGTGATTTTAAAGTCCTTCAAATTGTATCTTCAATCGGTCTGCCTTGGCAATACTGGCTGCCAGCTTCTTTTGGTAATGGTCACGGATTTTCGCTCTCAGTTCTTCGTCGAGTGGGACATTCAGATATTCAAAGTTCAATGCTCCCATTCCTTTGTCTATTCGCTCGATGATGCCTCGTAACGCTTCTTGCTCCAAGAGGGTGGAGTTTATTTCTTCATCCAAGGCTTTCGCTATTTCAAAATCTTCTTGTTTCATAATCAGTCTTCTTTTTCGTGATACGATACTAATATTCTGCAATTCGGAAATATCTTCCGGTAGTATATACGGACGGAATCAAGTTCGTCGGTATATGTATTGGTGTCGAAGGCGTGTCTTTCGCCGTTCGGCTTAATTACCAGGATACGGTAGATTACATATTTCTTCGCCATAATCTTCGGTGGTTTCGGCGGTATATTCGCCCTTCAGTAAACTGTCATAACATCCCTGCGTGTCATCCTGAGCAGCGCGAAGGATCTGGTTGCATACTCTCATGGTTCTTTACATTCTATAAAAATTCCAAACTTCCCGTCGGGACGACCCGTGCCGCAAGCTCCGGTAATGTTGTCAAACAATAAACATTCCGTACCGTCGAGCACGCATCCTTCGCATGGGTCATTCATCGCTTCGATGTTCGTTTCAAGGAAAGTGATTGTTTTCCCGTTGGGTAAGGTGACTTTTTCACCCGGATTCAATGCTTTCATGTCTTTTTCTCCTTTTCTTCGGTTAGGTTTATCAAGATCGCACCTGTTTTCGCTACAGCATTCACCATGAACTCCATCGTTTCGCGGTCGTCGTTCTTTACGGTGAAGCAAACTCCCACAAGTGCCGGATTGTCTTTCCCTTTGTAGAGGGAGAGCGGACAAGGCTTGCCGTGCATCACCCAGTAGCCGATGAACTGCAACAGGTTCGCCTCGTCCAGCTTGGCGCACATCCGTTGGGGTGGGAACAATCCGCTATAAAACAGATTCGAGTCCATCACGCAAAACGGATATCGATGAATGTACGTCCGTTCTTCTTGATATGGATGTCGCCGTCCTTGGTCAGCTCGGCATCCAGCTTCACACCCGCCTGTCCGGATAGGTTCATCTGTCGGAGGTAACTTTCCACGCCTCCGTAGATGGCTGTCATTTCGTCACTTGTACCTTCATACACTTTCCGTTGTGCGCCGCTCAGGAAGCTCAGCAGCCGCTTCATCCACTCGGGACGCTTCGCACGGTCCACCGTGCAGTAAATGTCTAACATCATAATTTCCCTGTTCTTGATTCTTGGTTCTCAATTCTTCACTCCTTTCCATTTCCAGCCGTTCAGCTCGTAGAGCTTGCGTCGGGCGGACTGGTAATTGTAACTCTCAAAGATGGCATCACCCGTGCTGCCGGTGGCATCCCGCTTCATCCGGTAGATGTAGTAGATGCGGCCACGGCGTACTAATTCGTATTGGCGGAAGGGTTTCATTCGCCGTCCTCCTTCTTGGGTTCGAGGTAGAAGGTTTCGTCCTGAGCAACCATTACGCCCACATCCACGAAATGGTTTCTTACTTCCTCCTTATCACGGTCGGCCAGCAACTTGTCCTTGGCCACTTCGTAGGTTGTGCGCACGTAGTCAGGCAGGAACTCCTTGCAGAGGTTTACCACAGCCGGCCACGTGAATCCTTTCAAGGTCTTCAGCTTCGGGGTGCCGGTACGGAATCCGAATACGCCGTGCGCACTTTCCACACTCTTTCGCTTGGAGAAAAGTTCCTCCTTGTTTTCGAGGGCGTAAGTCTGTACGATGTCGAAGTTCTTTTCCTTCACGTCGTTCAGTTCTGCCAACTGGTCGGCATACTTTTCACGGATTTTCGTCATTTCAAGGTCCATCTTCGCCGTGATGGAACACACCTTTGCGTCTGCCTGGGCAAATTCGGCAAACGCCTTGTCTGCTTCTTCGCGGGAAATGCCCGAATGTACGGTCTTTTTCGTTCTTTTAGCCATAATTAAAAACTCGTTAAATGATTAATCAAAATAATTGGGTTCTAACTCATATTCTTCTATCATCGCCTGTCGTTCCATGCCGTCCAGCACTTCACGGAGTTCGAGGATAATCTGTATGCGGTCCATCGCTCCATACTCCGAAAGCTTCTTGTCGATGGTGGCAGTCAGTTCTTCTACGGTTCTGTTCATGGTCTTTTTCCTCCCGTCATTTTTCTGAACCGTTTCACGGTGTCGCTGGCCGCAAGCTCCGAGGGAAGATAAAACAGGAAGTTTCCCTTCTTGTGTCCGGTGACAAGTCCCTTTTTTCGCCACATCGACAGGGTGCGATAACTACAGCCTATATGGTAGGCGGCCTCTTCCCCTGTCAGAAAAGCTTCTCCAGCGGCAGGCTTGGGCGCGGCGGCGGGAAATGTCTTTTCGCCACGCAGGGACTGCACGTCCTTTTCCAGCTGTGCCACACGTTCCATCAGGTTCTGGAAGAGAGCTTTCGGTACGGTCACTTCCCCGGCTCCGTCCTGCTGCTCGTCGTCCAGCGGGTTTATTTCGAGCACCGCATCCAGTTCCAGCTTGCCCGCCACGAACTGGGCGGCATCACGGGCCGCATAGAATACATCCTCGTCCCTTTCTCCGGCAGGGGCGTTGCGCACATACTTGTCGAACACCCAGGATTCTGAGCGGCAGCCTGTCAGTACCTCTATCTGTGCCCGTCGGGCAGCGTTGTTCGGAAGCAGCGTAAGCCGGAACAGCGCATCGTCGATTTCTTTCTTGCTTCTCATTGTCTCAATAATTCAAAAATTCGTAACTCATTCCTTCTCCTTTCTGGCGATGGCCTCCATCTGCTTCTTCACTTCCTTCAGTTCTCCCAAGGTCATTTCCGTCAAGTTCTTGCGGAAACGGGTGCACTGGCGGCAGAATACGTTAATCTTGGCCTTGTTCATTTCAAACTCCTCTTCGGTGCTGCTCCCGAATCCCTTGTTCAGGAACGAGATGCGGAACGAGAGGGAATAAATCTGTTTGCATACCTGCTTGGCTTCGCGTTGCAAGTGTTTGCGGTGTTCCTTGCCCATGCTGTCCAATATGCGTTTTGCCTCCTCCATAGTCAGTCCCTTGGTGCTGGTGGTCCGTCCGTCGGTGAAGTGTGCCAGGAAGTTCCGTCGGTTCTCCTCGTCCATACCCGCTTGGCAGAACACGGCGTGCAGTGCCTTCACCTGTTGTGCCGTTACCGGCTTGTCTGCAATCGTCTTCATAATCCGTATCAATTTTTAATTTTTATTTTTTAATTCTCAGCCCTCAATCCTCCGGTTTTCGGTTCCCCCAATATCTTTCCGCCTCTTCCGGCCAGATATCGAAGTATTTCTTCGGTCCGATGTAGCGTCCTCTGCTGAATGCCCGGTAGCCTTCCACATAGATTTTCATGTCGGCATTGTACATCACGCTTTTGGCACTTCGTCCGCTCGGCAGCTTCCCGTCGGCATGGCTGATGAAGATGAGCAGCTTGTTCTTGTGGCGGTTGCGGAACCCGATATACTGCTTGAAGGTCATCATCGTGTACTGGAACGAGTCTATCACCACGAAGTCGGGGCTTTTCTGGCGGTTTAACCGGATTTCCAGTTGCTCCATGCTCTCGGCATCCAGCAGCAGGAAGCGGCGGTTCACATCTATCATTCCGAACCTCTTCATCGCGTTCTGCATCGTCAGGCTCACACCTTCCTCCAGGCTGTTGTAGGCCACACGTCCGAAACGGCACAAATATTTGCAGAGCTGCATCACGAAAGAGGTTTTCCCGTTGCCTGAATTGCCCCATACGAGCCACACGCCGCGTTTCTCGGGCAGGCCGAACGCCTCGTACCATTCGCCACGGAAATCGAACGTTTCATACTTCATGCTGAGCATCTCGCGCACTCCCTTGGCGTTGCGGTCGAAGGTGCGGGCATCGTTCTTCGGCTCGGTGCTCATTCGTCGCCTCCTTTCTGACGGCGGATTTCAAGGATCCGCTTCTGTGCATGTATCATCCGCTTCACCCGTCGCAGGTCGTTCTCGCTGGCTTCGGCATCCTTCAGCACCTTGCCGATGGCGACGGTGTCGGTCAATCCGTTGGCTTGGCAAATGGCGTGGATGTCATTGCGGTTGGTGGGCTGCACTTCGAAGAAACGGCGACCGATTCGGCTGTTGATTTCCTTGTACCCCTTCTTGTTGTACTGCAAGCCGGTGGACATGCGCCGCTTGATGTAGTCCGTACTCAGGAACACGATGCCGCTGTGTCCTTCCAGGCGGTTGTAGATACTGATGAAGTAGTTGAACACGGTATCCGTCAGCTTGTCGCCCTCGTCGAAGATGAGGAGCGGATTGTTCAGGAACGAAATCATGCCGATGGCATATTCCAGGATGTCGCGTACGTTGGTGGCATCGGTCGGTGCACCTACCTGCTTGGCTATTTCGCGCACGAAGTCGCCCTTGCGCATATCCTCCGAGCAGAGGATGTAGAACACGTTGCGGTGGTTCTTGCGGTAGTCGATGGCGGCGGTAGTCTTGCCGCATCCGGCATCGCCCACAATCCAAGTCACGTTCTTGTACATCTGTGCATCTGCCAGTGCGAAGGTGATTTCCTGGAAGGCGGT